GGTCTGCTGAGGTTCAAAACGTGTGGGCAAGCGCATCCGGTAGTGTTCCGTTTGCACAAGTCGGTCTTGCCGACGTGTCCACTGCTCAAAATGTTTGGATTAATGTTGGTCGCGGACCAGTCGGTGGTGGAGAATACGCATTTACCGGAAGAGTATTATATCCCGCCCTACCGCTAAGAGTTAGTGCTTCTGATGGTGGTATTCCAGATCCAAAGGACGCATATTTTGGAGTAGATTCAACTCAGGCTACTAACAACAGATTTGAGCCAAGCTATCAAGATGTGGTGAGACCACTTCCTGATGCAGTGGATACATATTCCAGAGGAATCGGGCTAGAGTATTCTTATTTATTCAGCCTTGATGATGTGGAGCCCTCAGCGGTGGGTGCCTCTTCGGCTATTGGCGTGTGGCAGTCTGGCTCTCGTGCGGGCGGAAATTCTTACACAGCACTTAGCTCTTCATATGAAGAGGTGCTTGATCAAGGCTATAACAGATTTACTGTTCCGCTTCATGGTGGTTTTGATGGCTTTAATGTTAAAGAAAAAGAGCCATTTAACAATACAGACCTTGAAGGCGGCACAGACACAAACAACTATGCATACTACAGTATTCGCAGAGCAATTGACACTGTAGCGGATCCAGAAATTGTCGAGTACAACTTAATGGCAACCCCTGGTATCTGGAACGAGCCACTCACTGATCATATGATTGAAGTTTGTGAAAATCGTGGTGATGCTCTTGCCGTTATCGATCTGAAAACTGGATACTATGCTAATACTGAGAATAACAGTTCTGATGGGTCTAATCTCGGTTCAGTATCGACTGCTATTACTAACTTGAGAAATAGAAAGATTAATTCTTCCTATGGTACTGCTTACTACCCATGGGTTCAAATCCGTGACACCATTAGCAATAGTTTGCTGTTTGTTCCACCTTCAATTGTTGCTCTTGGGACTTTCTCCAGCGCACAAAAAAGCTCAGAGCTTTGGTTTGCACCCGCAGGCTTCACTCGTGGTGGCTTGACTGAGGGTTCAGCAGGGCTTCCTGTTATACAAACTCGCGAGAGACTTACTTCTAGAGATCGTGATGATCTTTATGAGGCAAACATTAACCCAATCGCAACATTCCCAGCAGAGGGTATTGTAATCTTCGGTCAAAAGACTCTTCAGGTTACACCTTCAGCACTTGACAGAATTAACGTTCGTCGCCTTATGATTTTCATTAAGCGTGAAATTTCAAGAATTGCTGCAACCACCTTGTTTGACCAGAATGTTCAAGCGACTTGGAACCGATTTAAGGGTAGAGCAGACGCCTTACTTGCTTCGGTTCAAGCCCGCCTCGGTTTAACAGATTATAAGATCGTGCTTGATAGCTCTACAACAACTCCAGAGTTGGTTGATAGAAATGTTATGTACGCTAAAATCTTCCTTAAGCCTGCCCGAGCAATTGAGTTCATCGCCCTTGATTTTGTTATTACAAATTCAGGTGCAGGATTTGAGGATTAAAAAGTGAAGCACTATATATTACAAATGGAGACTTATAAATAATGGCAAAACAAGACTTTTGGTTAAATCCAAATTTTGAACCGAAAAGACAATTTAGATTTTTGGTACAACTATCTTTAGGACCGGATGGAGGACAGGATGTAACATTCCTTGCAAAGTCTGTTGATCGCCCCTCTTATACTATTAGTGACAACCCTCACCAGTTTTTTAACCACACTTTCTATTACCCAGGACGAGTGACTTGGAATACAATTAGTTTAACTCTTGTTGACCCTGTTAGCCCAAATGGTGCGGAGCTTCTTTATCAATACCTTGAAACCGCTGGCGTACAAAAGCCAACAAGTATTGATGCCGCCACTGGCACAACAATCACAAAGTCTTCAGCTACAGCAGCAATGGGCAGAATGGTAATCCAAGAGATTGCCACCCCAACAGGCGGCGGTAACGAGTCCCAGATTGTTGGTCAGTGGGAATTGTTAAATCCATTCTTTACAGATGTAAACTTTGGTTCGCACGACTATGGCTCTGAAGAAATGATTGACATTGCAATTACAGTACGATATGATTGGGCAGAATATGTTGGCGGTATTGTAGGACCAGTTGTCCCGTAAATAATTTTTTTATAAACTATTTAAAATATAGCACAGATACGTTATACTGTCTATAGACTATTTTAAAGAGGTGTAAATGTCTAGAAATAAGCAGCGAACTGCTGCTGCCACGGACGCTGTTGCGGCTACTGCTCCAACAACCCCGGCAGCCCCAGCTTCGCTTTCATATGTAACTCCAACAGAGTTTGTTGAGCTTCCGTCTCGTGGTAAGTTTTATTCCACAGATCATCCCCTTCATGGAAAAGAAGTTGTCGAAATGAGGTACATGACTGCTAAGGACGAAGATATCTTAACTTCTCCAGCACTATTAAAAAAGGGTGTTGCCATTGATAGATTGCTTCAAAACCTTGTAGTTGACAAAACAATCAATGCAAACAATCTCTTAATTGGTGACAAGAACGCAATGCTTTTGGCAGCAAGGGTTTCTGCCTATGGTGAAGAGTATTCAGTTAATATTAAGTGTGCTTCATGTAATGAAGTAGCCCAACATAAATTTGATTTGTCAGTGTTTCAAGCAAATCAAGGAATTTTACCAGAAGACAACAGTAGTGTTTCTTTAACTGATCATGGAACTTTTGTTGCGGAATTACCAAAAACAAAGTTCTCCGCTGAGTTTCGTTTGTTAACTGGTGAAGACGAAGCATATCTTCAGCAATCTTCAGAAAAGTTAAAAAAGTACAACCTTCCCGAAGCTTCAGCGACTAACTTGCTCAAGAGGCTTGTTGTTTCTGTTAATGGTGTTGAGGTTCCATCTGAAATAAGTGGTTTTATTGAAAACATGCCAGCGCAAGATGCTCGTTTTTTACGAGCTTGTGTGCAGACTGTGACTCCAAATATTGACATGTCCCAAGAGGTCGAATGTTCGTCGTGCGGTGCGGTAACTGAAATGGAGGTGCCGTTTACTTCGGAATTTTTTTGGCCTCAATGATAAGTACATGGCGCACGTCTATGAACAATTCTTTTTCTTAAAAATGCATGGAGGTTGGAGTTTTATTGAAGCATACAATCTACCAGTAAAACTACGAAATTGGTTTGTTGAAAGGCTGTCTCAACACTTTGAAGACCAAGCAAAAGAAATAAAAAAAGCCAAAAATAAAACTAGATAATAAAAACGGGCATTTATTGCCCGTTTCTTTTTGTACAAAACTATTTATAAGAGATAAGTATACTTGGAGGTCCACACTATGAACAAGCCAGACGACTTGGTTCCAATTGAAATTAATTTAAAAGCAAAAGAAGAAGGGCTGCTTAATGAAAGTTTCCTTGCAATGATGGGCGGGGCTATTCAAACAATCCTAACTGGTATGTTCGGGGGCAACTCTGTTCCTGTCCGCATTGCTGGTACAAGAAAACAAGTGGACTCTTTTAAAAGCGCTCTTGGAAATGAGGCAAGATATCTTAAATCAATGAAGCGCTATGGCTTAGATAAGCCTGAAACACTTAGAACAAAAGCACAACTTGATAGAGCAATCAAATCTTTTGAAAGAGATACGGGTATTAAGTGGCCATTTAAATAGGAGGGCGATGAATGGCTACTAGTGACGATATTCTAAATGAGTTAAAGAAAGTAGTTGAAGCACTAAAAGCTTCAGCAAAAGCTACTACTGATGCCGCCGAAGCTGGTGAAGCTCGCAGATCTGCTGCCGATGCAAAAGAAATTGAAAGAGCGTCGAAGGAGCTATCAGACCAGATAGAAATTCTTGGCGATTTAGAAGAAGGAACTGTAGAATATAACAAGCAACTTGAAATTACTATTCAGGCCTTGATCCGCAAGAAACAAGTTCTTGGCGAAACCACTGTTGAGTTTCAAAGACTACTTAAACAAACACAAGCTCAAAGTAAGTTGCTCCAAGGCTTTGACAATGCTTTAAAAAACAATATCAAAACCCTGACAGGCGTTACTGATGCGTCTGACACCCTTATTGGTTCATTTTTCAAACTATCAAATGAAACCGGAAGCACCAAGGAAGCTTTTGATCAAGCCCAGAAAACCATTGGTGACTCTCTTAATACTTTAGATGTTGGCGTTTCAATTGTTAGAAAATCTGTCGAAATGTCTGCTTTGCTTGCAGCGCAAATCAATAAAGAGACGGCAGCATTCAACGCTGCAACTGGAGCAGGCGGTGTATATAATGCCCAACTTAGAGAAGGCGAAAAAGAAAATCGAGAGCTTGGTATCTCAGTGGCAGAACTTGGTGCATCTTTCACTTCACTCATGGATGGGCTTTCTGGATTCGGCACAATGCAAGCCGAAGAACAGGTCAGATTAACAGAGCTTACTGCTCAATATGCCAAGCTCGGCGTTTCAACTGCTGACTTTACTGGAATTCTAGAAACAAGCACAAGAATGCTGGGAATGTCTACCGCACAAACAGAGGCAGCAATAGAAGACACAAGACTGTTGGCACAAGGTATTGGCATCTCTTTACCAAAAGCACTAAACGATCTTAATTCTGCTCTTCCAAAATTGGTTAATTTTGGTGACAATGCGATAGAAATATTTCAAGAATTAGAAAAACAAGCACAAGCCACAGGACTTTCTGTTGATGAATTAATTGGTATTTCCGAGGGCTTTATGACGTTTGATGATGCCTCAAAAGCAGCCGGTAATCTCAACGCTGTTCTTGGAACACAAATGTTTGATACTATGGCTCTTCTGGAAGCACAACTTCAAGGACCAGACGCATTTGGAAATCTCTTAAGAGATCAGTTACAAGGTGCAATCGGAGATTTTGATTCACTAAACACTTTCCAAAAAGATGCCATAGCGAACGCTGCTGGGTTAAACAGAGAACAGTTATCTGCTATTATGAATGCGGGTGCTGCTGTTGAGGAACAAAGCGAACTACAGACAAACTTTAACGACGCATTAGCTACAGGGCGAAGTTTGTTTGAAGAACTTGCGATACTTGGAAAGCAACTTGTAATTAACTTGTCACCAGCATTAGAACTTCTGCAAAAAGTGTTTGGCTTTATCAATGGCGTTTTGGGGAAGTTCCCTGATTTTCTAAAAGGCGCTCTCGCTATAATAGGTGGAGCAAAGCTTGCACTTGGCTCTGCAAAAAAAATGCTTGGTCTTGGACCACCAGTCAAGGTTATGGTAATGAATCCGGGTTTTGGAGGTCCAGGCGGTGGACCCGGCGGACCCGGCGGTCCAGCCCCAGGTGGAGCGGGAGGCAGATTTTCAGGATTTAGTAAAGCAGGTTTTGGCATAGGTGCAGCAGGTCTTGGTGCTGGCATGCTCGCTGACCACATGGGTGCGCCCGAAAAAGTTGGCGGTTTTCTTTCTGGCGCTGGCACAGGAGCGATGATGGGATCTATGTTCGGTCCAGGCGGCGCAGTCGTCGGCGGTCTCATTGGAGGTATCGCTGGCTTGTTCGCAGATGGAACAGACGACTACCCAGGTGGACCACTGTTAAACGTTGCAGGCGAGGCTGGAGAAGAACTTATAGTACCACCACCCGGATCGGCTATTATTAATAACGAAAACACTGAAAAACTCGCTAAAATGGGTGGTGGAGGAGATCAAGCTGTTGTTGCAGCAATAAATAACTTAAGTACAAAGATGGACTCTCTTATGCAAAGACTTGGAGCCCCAGGCGATTTTGTTCTGGAAGTAAACAAGCGAGAGTTTGCAAGACTAACCAACGAGCACTTTGGAGCACCAGGAAGCTCGCCAATATCGGGAGTGGGCTAACATGCCTGTAGAAGAGAGACCACAAGTTCGCGGTGTATACTCCGGTGATGATGCTGCTGTTTCTGTTGCAGGCTTTGCAAGAAACAAAAGTTATATCCTTACTTTCAAACACACTGCCACAGGTCATCGTGTTTCTTTTCCAGCAATTATTGAATCGTTTAGTGACACTCATAGCCCTGAGTCAAACACTAAAGTATTTGCGAATACCATGAACCCGACAATCACTCAAGGAAGCACAGGACGCGAGATAAGTTTAACTTTTAAAGTTCTTAGCGCTTCTTTGGACGAAGCAAGATTTAACACACAAAGTGTTAATATGTTGTTACAAATGATGTATCCAGCGCTCGATCAAAACGGAAAACAATTGCTTCCACCATTTATTCGTATATCGGGCTTCAATTTGTTGAGAGATGGGTTTGGGGAAAATTCAACAAAATGTTTTATTAAAAATCTAACTTATTCTCTAAACACCGAA